TCCCTGCTATGACTTCGGCTCTTGGAACAGTAACGACAGAACACACATCAATAATATCGCCAACGGGGGTTTCTGGAACTTCTGCATTAGGGACTATAGACATAGACGCATCTTGTGTGTTAACATTAACAGGAGTTACAGGCACTGGGTCTATTGGAGAAGAAAACGTATGGGGTGCAATAGTCCCTTCACCACAATCACCTATTTGGACCGAAATAGCGGCATAAGGAACACACAATGGCAAGCACATATGTAAATAACCTCAGACTTAATGAGATGGCAACGGGCGATGGCTCTGGTACCTGGGGCACAACAACAAACACAAACTTAGAATTAATTGGGCAAGCTTTTGGTTGGGGGACACGAGCAATTGCTAACGCCTCGACAGATAACATAACCATAGCTGATGGTATATCAGACGCAGATCGAAACATGGCTCTTAAACTTACTGGTGGGGGTCAAGCCTGTACAGTAACAATCTTACCAAATACATCTTCTAAAGTTTGGATTATGGAAAACGCTACAAGTTATACTTTAACTTTCACACAAGGAAGTGGTGCTAATGTTGCTATCCTAGCGGGTGAAACAAAAATGATTGCGACTGACGGACTAGGTTCTGGTGCCGTAGTCTACGATGTTTTAACAGATCTTAATCTAGCGGGTACAACTAAAACTGCGGCTCTTACAAACGCTGGAGACATGTTGGTTGGTGACGATCTTACTTTAAATTCAGACTCAGCGGTTCTTGGTTTTGGTGCAGATACAGACACTACCTTAACACACACAGATGGAACAGGATTAACTCTTAATAGTACTAATAAATTATGTTTTAATGATGCAAGCCAATTCATACAAGGTGCTAGTGCTACAGTGCTTGATATTGCGGCAACAGATGAAATTGAGCTTACTGCCACTTTAATTGATGTGGTTGGTAACTTTACTAACTCAGGAACTATTGTATCCGCAGGTAAGATTACCGCAGACGCTGGCATCGACATAGACAACTTCAACATAGACGGCACTACGATTGCGCTATCTTCTGGTGATATGGTGCTTGATGCGGCTGGTGGTATTGTTCTTGATGCTGATGATTCAGGAACCGTAAGTCTTAAAGACGGTGGAACAAGATTTGGCATATTTCAAAAATCAGGTAACAATTTTGAAATTCATTCAGCAATTTCAGACGGTGATTTAGTCTTCAAAGGTACTGATGGTGGCTCAGGTATTACCGCTTTGACCATCGATATGTCTGCGGCGGGCGCGGCAACATTCAACAACGATGTGACTGCGTTTTCTGACGAGCGTCTAAAATCTAACATAACTACGATACCTGATGCCCTATCTAAAGTAAGCGAGATGAGAGGCGTACACTATGTTCGTGACGAAACAGGCAAAGACTCATCAGGTGTGATCGCACAAGAACTACAAAAGATTGCACCCGAACTTGTACTTACCGCAGATGATGAAATGGGTACACTAAGTGTAAATTACGGCAATATCACTGGTTACTTAATTGAAGCAGTTAAAGAATTAAAAGCTGAGATTGAAGAATTAAAAGCGAGATAAAACATGGCATTACCATCAGCAGGAAATCCAATATCCCTACAGCAAGTAAACGTAGAACTTGATTTAACAGCTACAGCTACTATTAACATGGGTGGTTCGAATGTGCGTACTTTATTTGATGTTTCCTCTGGTGCTATTGATATGTCTGATGGGTACGGTAAATCTAACAATGTAGCCGTAACTGCTTCTGCGGCATCAAGTGCTAACTTAAAAACACTATTCGACAATGCCAGTTCTGGCAGTTGGGCAGATAATATCGCCAAGGTATATACTATTAACTCTGGAACGACTATGGGGATTCTAACCGCGCCAACTAGTATTGGTGGAACTTTAGTTATAAACAACTCTGGTAACATCCAAGGAACAGCAGGATCAGCGGGCTCTTCAGGTGCTGGAGGTGCTGGCGGAACTGCTATGACGGTTCAATCTACTGGAATTACTATTAACATGCTTTCAGGCTCAACTCTTTCAGGCGGAGGCGGTGGTGGCGGCCTCGGAGGAAACGGAGGTACTGGTACACGCTACCAATGTGCTGGTAGTAGTGTAGGATCTTGCGCTAATGCTGGTGGTTGTGCTGGTGATGAAAGTTCATACTACTTCCCATCTAGCGGAGGAACAGGCGGTGCTGGTGGTGCAGGACAAGGATACGGTCAATCCCAAGCCAATGGTTCCGCTGGATCTGAGGGTTCACAACATTCTGGAAGCGAACAGGCAAACGCTGGTGATGGCGGTACAGGCGGTAACGGCGGCACCTTTGGAAATGCAGGAGCTACTGGTTCTACAGGCGGTAACGGCGGCTCCTATTGTGGGAGCAACGGTTCATCAGGTTCAAGTGGTGGTGCCGCAGGTCGAGCTGTGACTTTCTCAGGCGTATCGGCTTACACAATAATTGGTACAAACTCTGGAACAATTAATGGAGCATACACTTAATGTCAGCGTCAGAGCGATATGATATATGTAAAGAATGTGATTGGTTTAGATCAAGCATCTCACAATGTAAAAAGTGTATGTGCATAATGAAATTAAAAGTTCATTTAAAATCGGCACGTTGTCCTGTGGGTAATTGGTAGGAGGAACGATATGGATATTACAATTAAAAAAGAAGGTGATAAAGTATATCTTAAACATCCGACAACGAATGCAATTTCTTTGTTAGAAGATCGGGGTGTTGATACTCCGAACAACACACATAAGGGAATAGGGCGATGGATTTTCGTTGACGATGGCAATAAGGTCAAAGCTTATTGTTTGTTGGATGACGATGGTTATTCCATTTATTTAGCCAAAGTTTATACATCATGGAACTCAGAAGGTTTTGATTGGTCGGACGATAACTTAAACAGTTTAGTACCAGAAAACCCTGCATATCCTTATGTCTTATGATGTGTAAAAAGGAACGATAAAGATGGATTACACAATAAAAGAATTGACAGACGGCATCGCAGTCGTAACCTTTGCTGACGATTCTTGGGCTAATGTTCCAGTAAAGACAAGTGACACGAAGGAAACTTTTGAAGAAAGGGTTCAAGGGTATGCTCCAAAAGCTGCTGTATCAAACCCTTCATGGATAGAGGCTGGTCAAACTGGATCAGTAGATCAAATAGCTTGGCAGGACGGAGTGGAAGAGGACACTAACCCAGCTTGGCTAAAAGCCAGAATAGAGGCTTATGGATCACTAACAAGTCAAATTGAGTATATCACTGAGAAGGGCTTGGCGGCTTGGCAGGAGGAAGTAGCAAAAATTAAAGCTAAACACCCTAGTTCATAAAAGTAAGTGTAGGTTTTGATAAGGGGTTAACTTTGTTGTAAAAAATGTTATCATCCTACGAGGATAATTTGACGGAGATAATCAATGCCCTTAACAAAACTACAATATAAACCAGGCATCAACAGAGATGTTACTTCGTTTTCTAATGAGGGTGGTTGGGTTGATTGTGATAAAATTCGTTTTAGATTAGGTCTTCCTGAGAAAATAGGTGGTTGGGAAAAGTATGCATCAAGCACTTATCTTGGTTCCGCTAGAAGTTTGTTCGCATGGACGGCACTAGACGGCAACCAATATATTGGAGTAGGGACGAATGAAAAGTTTTATGTTCTAAGGGGGACAGATTTTAATGATATTACTCCTATTAGAAAAACCACTAGCGGATCAGCTACTTTTTCTGTTGGTGACGGTTTTACTACAGCAACTGTAACGGACAGTTCGCATGGTGCTAATGCAGGGGATTTTGTTACGTTTAGTGGCGCGGCCTCTCTAGGGGGAAATGTTACAGCCGCGATTCTTAATCAAGAGTTTCAAATACAAACTGTTCCAACTACCAACACTTATACTATAAATATATCAGCTACGGGAAACTCTAGCGACTCTGGTAATGGCGGTGGTAGTACGGTTGCTAAATACCAAATTGATTGTGGATTAGACACACAAGTTGGTGGAACAGGTTGGGGATCAGGAACCTGGAGTAGAAGCACCTGGGGATCTAGCTTTGGTGCAGGGGTTGAAGGACAACTGTCCTTATGGAATCAAGACAACTTTGGAGAAGACCTTCTACTTAATTTAAAAGATGGAGCTATCTACTATTGGGATGAAAGTGGAGGACTTGCTGCTCGAGCCGTAGATATTAGTTCTCTTACTGGTAGCGATATACCCACTGTCGCAAAACAAGTAATGGTTTCGGATAACTCTCGGCATGTGATTGCGTTTGGAACAAATACAATTGGTACTTCGACACAGGATCCGTTGCTTATACGTTTCTCTAGTTCGGAGTCCTTAACCGATTGGACTCCTCTAGCTACGAACTCAGCGGGTGATTTACGGATTGGTACGGGTTCTACTTTTGTTACAGCTCTTGAAACAAAACGTGAGATAGTAGTCTTTACTGATAGTACTTTACATTCCATGCAGTATCTAGGTGCTCCGTTTACTTTTGGTATTCAACCTTTGTCTACGGGCATAACAATCATGGGTCCTAATGCTGCGGTTGCTATTGAGGATGCTGTCTTTTGGATGGGACAAGATTCCTTTTACAGTTACCAGGGGCAGACGACTCAGTTAGCTTGCACCGTAAAAGATAAAGTGTTTGCCGATTTTGATTATGGTCAAAAAGATAAAACATACGCGGCTCATAACGCTGAGTTCACAGAACTAACCTGGTTCTATGTATCTAATTCAAACTCTATTGCTAATGGTGGAGATGGACAGAACGATAGGTACGTCACATATAATTACGGAGAAGGTGTTTGGTACTATGGTTCTTTAGCTAGAACAGCGTTTATGGATCGAGGTGTTAACCAATACCCGATAGCAGCACAAGGCGGATATCTTTACAACCATGAGATTGGATATGATGATGATGGTTCCGCAATGACTGCATCTATTGAGGCTAGTCCTGTAGATATAGGAGATGGGGACAGGTTTATGTTTATTAGCAAACTTATTCCAGATCTTAGTTTCCAAGGATCAACGGCAGGAGCTCCAAGTGTAGATATGACTTTTGGAATGCAAAA